GGAACCGGTGATTGAGATATATCATCCGGGTACTGAGGTCGTCATCGACGTGACTGAGTCAGACTCCGATGAGCCTGAGCCGGTAAGGATTCTGACCAGCACGGGGTATTCCTTCAAATCCAAAATCCGCGATGTATACAGAACATGCCATATCAAGTACGCCAAGGATAAGGACAAGACCGTAATCGAGGCGAGCTTTTCGGACCCCAACAAGGATGAGGGCGCCACGCTTGAGTTGCGCCAACAGGTCGAGTCCCAGGCGGAAGCGGAGCGCCTGGCCAAGAAAAAACTCCGCGAGAAAAACAAGGACGAAATCACGGGCAGTTATAGCTGCGAAGGCCAGCCGGTACTATGCGCCGGGGAAGTCGTCGAGATGATTGGCTTTGGCCTGTTTTCGGGCAAGTATTTGGTAACTCAGGTCAAGCACGACATCGGCAGCAGCGGATACACAACAAGTTTTGAGGTCAGGAGGTGCCTGAATGGATACTAGCGTATATAAGGCACTGTCCCGGTGCATCAGAGTCGGGCGTGTATCGTCTGTAGATGCGGCGGATGCCTCGGTACGGGTAACATTCCCGGACCGGGATAACGTCGTATCGGCGCCGCTCAAAGTCATCATGCGAGGCAGTAAGCTTACAAAAGATTACTGGATGCCTGCCGTCGATGACCAGGTGCTGTGTCTGTATCTGCCGGATAGCGGCGGTAAGGGCAGCGGCGCCGGTTATGTACTGGGCACCATCTATAGCACTGTGGACACGCCGCCGGGCGGCGGCTCCCGTGTGCTTAACGTGCCGGATGACATGGTAATCAACTGCGGTAATCTGGCTATCAACTCCGATTCCGGGGATGTCGTAGTTAATGGCATATCGCTGGTCAGTCATACGCATGGCGGGGTAACGCCTGGCGGCGGTGATACCGGCAAGCCTAAGTAGGAGGTGCGCGGATGGATAGACTAGATGAGGTACGACGCAACATCGATGAGGCGCAGCGGATTGTCGACAAGGCAGAGCGACTGACAGCCACTAACAAGCGTCTGCTTGCGATTAACGTCTTAATTGCTATCGTGTATCTGGCGACGATTGTCTTACATGGTCAGTAGGAGGTGACAGCATGTATATAGGTTATTTGGGCGCTGTTATCTTCGGCGTGGCCGAGAGATACCTGGTGACGCCGGATGAGGTAGAGCGCACCGGCAGCGCACGGTGGCAGGTGCATGACACGATCCTTAAAAAGCCGGTGCCACAATTTATCGGCCCGGGGCAGGAAGAAATATCGTTCAAACTCCATCTCATGACCGAATATAACGCCAATCCTAAGCAGCAGCTGGCGCGGCTGCGGGAGATGCGCGACAAGGGGATAGTTTGCCCGCTAATCATTGGTGGGGCTCCCGTGTCGCAGAATTATTGGTACGTGGAAAGTATCAATGAGGCCGATGCTATCTATGACGCCTACGGCAAGATTGTTGCCGTAACAGCGGACGTCAAACTTAAGGAGTATGACACAGCCAATACGGATGAAGAGTCGGAGCTCAATAAGATGGGCCGCAAGTATAACATGGTCAGCACGATCCTAGGGAGGAGTATCTTATGATGACATACGAGATTACGCCAAAGGACCCGGCTGCCATTAACATCGCGCCCAAGACGGAGGCGGAAGAAATCATCCAGAACGTCCGTACCATTTTGGCTACGCAGAAAGAGACGATTCCGCTGGATCGTGAATTTGGGCTGGACGGGACCGTTATCGACTTACCCATTAACCTGGCTAAGGCAAGACTTACCAATGATATTTTCCAGGCGATTAAGAGATACGAGCCGCGCGTGTCAATCGAGCGCATTGACTTTTCCGGGGATGCTTCCGGTAAGGTCATCCCTAAGGTGGTGATTACGTTATGAGATTAGCTAATTTGCCGGACATCGAGTTTGTCGATGCCGACGCCGAGAAGGTCAAGGCGGCCGTGTTCCGGGACTACACGAGTATTACCGGGCGGACGTTGGCACAAGGGGACCCGGTACGATTATTTCTGTTGGTCGTCTCTGAGGCCATAATCAGATTGCTGAATAATCAGAATTATATCGGCAAGCAAAATCTCTTGAAGTACGCATCCGGTGATAACCTTGATCAGCTGGGCGCATTTTCCGACACGGCCCGCATCCCGGCATCGGCGGCGACAACGACATTATTGATTACATTATCCGCTGCCCGAAATCAAGAGACAATCATTCCTGCCGGTACACGAGTTGCAAGCCCTGGCGGCCTGTATTTTGCGGTTGACGATGACGCCGTTGTATTGGCCGGTAATCTTACCGTGTCGGCTAAGGCGACTTGTCAGACCGAGGGCGATGCCGGCAATGGATTCTTACCGGGCGAGATCAAGAGTATCGTTGACCCGGTCGCGTATGTTGCAACTATCGTCAACACTACGGCCAGCGCAGGCGGCGCCGATGCAGAGGATGATGATGATTACCGCGAGCGCATCCACGAGGCGCCGGAACGTTTTTCCGTAGCGGGGCCGGTCGGCGCTTATGAGTACTGGGCTAAGTCCGCTAACAGCGGCATCATCGACGTTGCAGTCAATAGCCCCAGCGCCGGCGAGGTCGAGATACGCCCGTTACTGGAGGGCGGGAAATTGCCGGAGCAGGAGCTGCTTGATGCGGTAAGCGCTATTGTGTCGGCAGATAAGGTACGGCCATTAACGGACAAGGTTACGGTACTTGCTCCGGATGCCGTGCCATACGACATCAACATCACTTACTATGCGGATGTGGGCACGTCAGAATTGGCAGTTAAGTCCGCAGTCCTAGCTGCGGTCGATAAGTATCGACTGTGGCAACGGTCCAAGATTGGCCGTGACATCAATCCATCGCGGCTTATCGCTGACGTCATGGCCGTGCCGGGCGTCAAGCGTGTTGACGTCAAGGCGCCTGTATTCCGGGAGCTGACAGCGGCGCAGGTCGCCCAGGACAATTCCGGCATCAGCGTAGTACTCGGAGGGAGTGAGGACGAGTGATGACGGATAAGGATTATGTGATTGCTGATAATCTGCCGGCGTCTATCAATCTTGACCCCATCCCGGACCTTGCCCGTGTCGTTGACGTAGAGCTATCCGCGATTAATCCCGACTTGCTGCTGATATATCCGGCAATCGACACGCTGGATAACGAGCTCATCGACCACTTAGCAGAGCAGATGCACGTCGACGAGTATGACAGCCGGGCGGCGCTATCCGTCAAGCGGCAGCAGGTCAAGGAGTCGTTCCTGCTCCACCGTTTCAAGGGTACACGCTGGGCAGTGCAGAGAGCCGTGGCCACGGTGTACGAGTCGGCAGTGGTGCAGGAGTGGCCGGAGTATGACGGCCATCCGTATCATTTCCGGGTTACACTCATCACGGCGCCGCTTCCCGGCACGGAGAGCCTGGAGAGCCTGGATAGGATGGTACGTATGATCCATGCGTACAAAAATGCCAGGTCCTGGCTCGATTATGTACAATTTATCCGCAGGTGTACGGGCACGCTTAAATTCGGCGCCAACATGAGCATCGTAAGAAGTACACGTATAACGTTTGACCTTAAACGGACGCTGATTGCGCAGAAGACCATCCACATCGTCGCCGGCGTGGGTATGTATAAGGAGGTAAGGATTAATGGCGAATTGGAGTAAGATCACGATGACGGACGTCGGCGCGACGTTACAGGCTAAGATTAACGCCGGGTTGACAACTCTCAAGTTCACCAGAGTCGCTATCGGCTCTGGTACGCGGACGGGGGAACTCGGCAGCGCGACGGGACTGCTCAAGGAAGAGATGACTCTTGGCATCAACAAGGTCGAGCAGAATGGCAACACTGTTACCTTGACGCTGACCATCAGTAACAGCGGCGTCAAGACAGGATTCAAAATTACCGAGATGGGCCTTTTTGCCACGGACCCGGATGACGGGGAAATCATGTATGTAGCCTTGGTTGACGATAACCCGGACTACATGCCTGCGGAAGGCGGCAGTACCGTCGTACAGCAGGAATTCCAGCTGCAATTTACGATGAGCAACACGGGCGAAGTCTCGGCAACGATTAACCCTAACGGATTTTTGACCGTCGCTCACAACAGCGACGAGGACGCCCACGAGAATATACTCATGGTAACGACAACGGCCAATAAACCCGCATCCATGTCTGAGCGCGGCATGTGGGTCGAGTTGTTGGATTAGAGGTGATAGCGTGCTCAAGATTAAGGAGCTTGATATATACTACATCCGCGGTGATGACGATAGCTTTTCTGTGCAGCCCGAAACGCCTGACGGAGCGCTTATCACTGGCTTTTCCGGGACATTTTCCGTCAAGCGCAGTTACGATTCCCGGGACTACGTCCTACAGGTCGCCATGGACGGCGCCGTAGTCGACCTGACCCACGATAAGACGCAAGGGCTGGAATATGGCGATTACGTCTGGGACGTACAGCTGATTTTGGCCGATGGTACACATCAGACTATCGGCCCGGGGAAGTTCCATCTGTTACCGGATGTAACACGGTAGGAGGTGGCCATGGAGACGGTAAGAGCAGTACTAACGGTTCTCTCGCCGTCAGTATCGGCGAGACTGTCTACCGGCAACAATCTAACTGTTGGCGTCGGTGCGACCGTCGGAAGAGGCACGGTGTATACGCCTCACATTACCGACGGTATCCTGACCTGGACCAATGACGGTAACCGGGACAATCCGGAGCCGGTAGATATTCGCGGGCCGAGAGGCGAGCAAGGTGCGCCCGGGCCAGCTGGTCCGCCAGGCCCTGCGGGGAAGGATGGAGCTGCTACAGAGACCATCCTAACTATGGACATTGATAGTATTTTCTAGGAGGACATCATGGCAACGAAATTCTTGGATTTGGACGGCTTAAAATACTTCAAGACTCGTCTGGATGCGGCTTACGGTAATAAGTACGTGCCGCAGGGGGTCCGCATCAACGGCGTGGCGCTTAACACGGCTAATATCACGATTTCCGACGCTGATAAGCTCAGTAAGCAGGATGCGGAGTCGCAGTACCTTAAAAAATCGGACGCCTCGACAACGTACCTTGGCATTAACGATAAGGCCAAATCGGCTACCGAAGCGGATACAGCAGCCAAGCTGACTACGGGCCGAACGATTAACGGTGTCTCGTTCGACGGGACGAAAAATATTACAATCAACGCGACGGATAGCACGCCGCGCGTAGCGATGTCGCTCATCGGCGCGGCTAACGGTGTTGTTCCGCTGGGCCCGGATCTCAAAATCCCATCAGCATACATCCCTGGCGACATTGGTCAGGTGTTGGAAGGCTATTACTTCGGCGGGAAATTTTACGCTGACTCGTCTCACACCACAGCATTAACCGGTGCGACTAACACGATGTACGTCGATGTCGGGAGTGCAGATAACGACGTCTACCGCTGGTCCGGCACGACATACGTCTTGATCAATGACTCTGTCAGTACGTCAGATAGGGCCTTGCGCGATGGGGATGGTAACACAATATCCGTGACTTACGTCAAGGCCGTTAGTGGTAAGGGCCTTAGCACTAACGACTACACGACCGCCGAAAAAAATAAGCTGGCAGGACTCAGTAACTACACGCTGCCAACAGCAACGGCAAGCGTCCTGGGCGGCATCCGGGTAGGCAGCAACATTACGCTGTCGTCCGGCACCATCTCACTGAGTAAGGCCAATGTCACTTCGGCTCTTGGCTACACTCCGCAGGATGCTGCAACGGTCGTAGTGTACAGTGCGCTTACGGAGACTGATATCGATACCTGTTTTGCTTAGGCGGTGATGACTTATGGCCGTAAAATTTTTGGACGCTGACGGGCTCAGTTATGTCATCAAGCGTATCAAGGCGCTCATCAACGCTAAGCAGGATAAGCTAACTTTTGACGACATGCCAACAGCAGGCAGTGCTAATCCCGTCACAAGTGACGGGATATACCAAGCCGTTAACAACGGCATCACGGTCAGCATCGAGCCTTCAGCGGGATCGTCGACGTGGGTCGAAGTGCCGACGGAAGACTTGTACGTCGGCGGAAACGAGCCCACAGACCAGCATACACTGTGGCTGGAATTACATTAGGAGGGATTACAATATGAGTATCTTAAAGGGTATACTGCACCATTGGAATAAGACTAATAAGGCATATGATACCATCCATCCGGAGACGGAAGTCGCCCAAATTACGGATTGGAACAATGGGATTGTCAACACGTTGGCGAGTACCGCCTTAGGCGGATTGGTTACTACACTCAGCTCGGACAGCTTACTTGCTAAGCTCATCGGCAAGGTACTGACGGCCAGCGGCGCCCGGTATCAATCCGGGGCTAATGGCTACATCTGCTTCGGCTCTTATTTTGGCAATCACATTATACAGTGGGGATATCAGTCGGTACGGCAGAATAATACCCCTGTTACCGTCCCTATCGCTTGTAATTTGCTGCAAGGGGTGGCTTGTGATATTGGTAATACGGGGAGCATCCCCGCAAAGGCAGTAGCTATTGCTTTTGAGGGGGCGCAAACTATTTATCTGCGTACAGACGTATCATCTGTTAATTCCATCGGAATCCGCTATCTTATTGTTGGTACAGCTTTATAGACAGTGGGGAAATCCAGTCACAACTGATCAGGCCAAGGAATTTATAGTAGCTCTACCGTTAGCCGCACGCGTGTACGCGATTATGCTTACCGATACGTCATCCTCACCATATCAAGCACTTGATGTGACTATGTGTTGGGACAGGGACAATCTTGATCGAGTCATATCGACGTTCCGGGTCAAGGCTACGTTTCCACCGTCGACATTTAACTGGTTATTTATCGGCAAGATTAACTGATAGTACCAACTGTAAGATAGGTATATGCCTACTGTTTAGATTTTTCCGACGCCGATAATGCATACGCCCTCTATGTCACCGGTTGTGAGATTGGAATAGATGCTGACACTGGTGTTAGTGATATAGTTGACTTTTCGCGACGATTCAGTCCCGCTAGCAACGGCAATCAACGTCGATTGTACGGCTATTGGCCAGTTGTATTTGTTCCATTGCGTACCTTTAGCGATATCAGATATCCACTGTCTATCGACCTAAAATAAGAACAAATTGGTCGAAATCAGATGCGCTAGATGTCACAAAGGTAGTCGCAGTTAAGCTAATCCCACTATACTTAACAACGTGGTTAGGCTCCGGGGATTCCCCGATATGAATAGACGACGCATAACATACTCTTTCTGACAACGCAATCGGGTATATGAATGCTTCGTTGGATCTATTTCTTCCCCACTGTCTACCGGCAAATAGCCGAATACACGAACATACTGGCTTGCTTAGC